CCTGCACGCGGACATTACCGCTGACGAGGCCCGAGCGAAGGGTTACACCAAGGGCGCCAAGAAGGTCGAGGAAGTCTTCAAACTGCTGAAGCGAGAGACCTACCCGACCTGGATCTACAAGAAGCAGAAGTTCGACCGCCAGGACATCATCGAGGCCACCAACCTTCGTGTGGTTGATTTCGTCAAGCAGGAAATGCGCATCATGCTGGACGAGGAGTTCGCCCGCGCCATTCTGATCGGTGACGGTCGCGCATCCAGCCACGCTGACAAGATCGATCCGGAGAAGCTCCGCCCGATCTGGACCGATGACGAGCTGTACTCGATTCACAAGACTCTCGAGAAGTCGGTCGAGGGTATCGACCTGGTTGAGAGCGTCACTCGCGCCATGACCGACTACCGAGGGAAGGGCTCTCCGACCCTGTTCGTCTCGCCGGAGACGATGGTCGACCTTCAGCTCATCAAGGACAAGAACGGCGCCTACATGTTCCCGACGGACGACGTTCTCGCCCGTCGTATGCGTGTCGGCCGCATTGTCGAGGTTCCTCTGTTTGACGGGGCCAAGCGCACCGTCGGCGCTAACGAAGTTGACCTGATCGGTATCGCCGTTAACCTCGGCGACTACACCGTGGGTAACGACTCCGGCGGCGAGATCTCGTACTTCGACTTCTTCGACATCGATTTCAACCAGATGAAGTACCTGTACGAGCTCTTCATGTCCGGGGCTCTGACCACTCCGAAGTCTGCTGTCGTCCTGGAGCGCAAGCGCGCCTGACGTCAAAATGGCACGATTTATTGGTAACATAGGGTACGCCGAGTACGTTGACAAAGGCGACGGGGTCTTCGCGGAAAAGATCGTCGAGCGTAAAGCCCGGGGCGATGTGAACCGCGTTGCCCGTCGCTGGGAAACGACAGAGAACCTTAACGACGACCTTGTTATGTCGCATGAGTTCTCCATCGTTATGGACGCGTATGCGTTCAAGAACTTTGTCAACATCCGCTATGTTGTGTGGGGCGGCGCGCGTTGGCGTGTCAACTACATCGAGGCCCGTCGCCCCCGCCTCGTACTCACCGTGGGGAAAGTTTACAATGGGTCAGCGCCAGAAGCTCCATAAGCGCCTCGAGCTGGCTCTGGGATCCAAGCGGGTTTACTATCAGCCGCCCCCCTCTGTCAAGCTCGAGTACCCATGCATTATCTACAGCAAGACTGACCGTGAGCTTTTGCGGGCGGATGATAGCGTGTACAAGTCGTTTGATCGGTATCAGGTAGTGGTTCTCTACACCGATCCCGATTTCAATGTGACCGACCACGTTCTTTCGCTCCCATGGGCCACGTACAACCGACATTACGCTGTAAACAACGTCTACCATGACGTTCTGTATGTCTACAGCGACTAACGAAAGGAGCCACTGTGGCCAAAGCTGCACTGGTTTGGGACAAGGACGGCGAGCGCTTCTACAAGGGTGGCGCCGACCGCGGTGTTCTGTTCGTGATGAACGATCAGGGCGCTTACGGCGAGGGTGTTGCCTGGAACGGCCTCACCAAGGTTAGCCAGTCGCCTGAGGGTGCCGAGGCAACCGAGAAGTACGCAGACAACCGAGTCTACGCCGTTGTTACTTCTCCTGAGAAGTTCAAGGGCACCATTGAGGCGTTCCAGTCGCCGCCCGAGTTCGACGTCTGTGACGGCGAAGCCGAGCTCGCCCCCGGTATCGCCATTACCCAGCAGACCCGGCGTAAGTTCGCCCTCTGCTGGCGGACCAAGGTGGGCAACGACGTCAAGGGCTTCGACTTCGGCGAGGAGATTCACATCGCGTACGGCTGCAAGGCTGCACCGAGTTCCGCCGACAACGAGACCCTGAACGAGTCGCCAGAGCCCACTACTCTCTCGTGGGAATTCGCGACTGAGCAGACTAACGTTGCGGGCCACGCCCCGACGGCGCATCTGATCATCCGCTCGTCGCGTGTCGGCGAGGAGAAGATGAAGAAGGTCCGTGAAGCCCTCTACGGCAAGGACCCGACGACTCAGGGCGGCACTGACGGTGTCGCACCGAAGCTGCTCACCCCTGACGAGATCAAGGCGCTCGTCCAGTAAGAGAGGACCGTTAACGAATGCTTGAGCTTGTGGTGCCAGGCGGTGACCATTACAACGAAGCCACTGGCGAGTTTCAAATGACCGAACCGACGGTGCTGCGGCTTGAGCATTCGCTGGCGGCACTAGCTGACTGGGAGTCAAAATGGAAGCTGCCTTTCCTAACTCTGGAGAAGCGCACGCCAGAGATGGTGAAAGATTATCTCCGCTGTATGGCCGGCGGGTTCCTGCCAAAAGATACGCTGGAGCGTTTGACTTCGGAACAGCTCCAGTCGATCACCGAATACATCGACGACCCGCATACCGCGACCACGTTCCAAGGCGGCGAGTCGTCTCGAACAAAAGCGATCACGTCCGAGGAGATCTATGGCTGGATGGTCGCCTATCGCATACCGTTCGAGTGCCAGCATTGGAATCTCAACCGGCTGACAACGCTGATACGTGTGTGCGGTATCCAGCAGAATCCGAAGAAACGAAAAGAGTCCCGAATGGAGACACTGAATCGGTACCGCAGCGTTAACGAAAAGCGCCGCGCTGAAACCGAGGAGCGGCTTCGTGCTCAGCGTAAGTCATAGCGGGGACTTCTCAAGAACGCAACAGTTTCTGGCGAAGATTCTGAAGCCCGACATAAGATCTCGGCTGGAAGCCTTCGGGCAAGCCGGAGTCCAGGCTTTGGCCGCCGCTACCCCCAAGCAGTCTGGCGCAACCGCCGCAGCCTGGGGGTACAAGGTAGAGCAGAAAGACGGCGTTTGGGGTATTTCCTGGACGAACAGCAATCGCCAAAAAGGCGTTCCGATCGCAATAATTCTTGAATACGGGCATGCGACGGGCACTGGCGGATGGGTTCGAGGCCGCTCATACATCCCACGGGCTATTCAGCCAATCATGGACAAGATCGCAGACGACGTGTGGAAGGTGGTGACCAACGCCCCATGAGCAAACTTGACGAGCGCATAGTCTCGATGAAGTTCGACAACAAGCAGTTTGAGCAGGGTATCAAGCAAACCCAGGCATCGCTGAAGAACTTCAACAACGCTCTGAACTTTGACAAGGTGACGGCCTCGCTGGGGGCGGTCTCCGACGCCGCCAAAAACGTCAAAATGGAACCACTCCTTGAAGGAGTGGAGAAGGCCCGCACGGGCTTCAAGGCTTTTGAGGTTGCGGCAATCACTGCGCTGGCGAACATCACCAGCAAGGTGGTCGACTCGGCGCTCCAGTGGACTAAGAACCTCGTCTTCAACGCGCCCACCGACGGGTTCCGCGAGTACGAGACCCAGATCAACGCCGTCCAGACCATCCTCGCGAACACAATCAAAGAGGGTACGAATGTCAGCATCGTCAACAAGTACCTTGACCAGCTGAACGACTACGCTGACAAGACGATTTACAACTTCACCGAGATGACTCGGAACATCGGCACGTTCACTGCCGCCGGTGTCAAACTCGAACCCGCGGTCAAGTCGATCAAGGGCTTGGCCAACCTTGCAGCTCTAACCGGAGCAAACAGCCAACAGGCTTCTGTGGCGATGTATCAGATGTCCCAGGCCATGGCCGCCGGGCGAGTAAGTCTTCAGGACTGGATCTCGCTTGAGCATGCCGGCATGGGCGGTAAACAATTCCAGGACCTGGCGAAAGACACCGCCGTGGCCATGGGCGTCATCGACAAACTCGACAAGAAGTCGAAGTCGATGTTCAAGAACAAGACATTCCGCGAGTCCCTCAAGGGCGGATGGCTCACGGCGGATGTCTTCACCCAGGCCCTGGAGGTTATGACAGGTTCGCTCAGCAAAGCGGACCTCATTGCCAAAGGCTACACCGAAGAGCAGGCGACATATTACGAGAAGCTCGGACGGACGGCGTTCAAAGCCGCCACCGAGGTCAAGACAGCTTCGCAGCTCATGGAAACCCTGGCCGAAGCGCAGGGGACCGGCTGGGCACAGACCTGGCGAATCATATTTGGCGACTTTGAAGAAGCCAAGGAGCTGTTCACATGGCTCTCTGACACACTGGGCAAGGTCATCGGCGAATCCGCTGATGCTCGAAACCAGATGTGGCAGCAGTGGCGCGATCTTGGTGGCCGCACTGCAATAGTCAACGCACTGAAGAATGTTCTCGTCGGCATCGGGCGTATCCTGGGCCCGATACGAGACGCTTGGCACGCTGTGTTCCCGCCGGCCATGGGTACGACGCTCGCGGCTATATCCCATGGACTGGAACGCCTCACACAGGGACTCATTCTGTCTGAGCCCAATGCCGAGAAGCTCAAACGTATATTCCAGGGTTTGTTCTCGGTCTTTGGTCTGGTCACCCAGGCGGTCGTGGCCGTCGCCAAGGGCTTTGGTGCGCTCTTCAATGAGCTGTTTGCCTTGCTCCCCCGGGGTAACGGCACAATTCTCGAATTCGTCGCCGGACTCGCAGACTGGATCACGAATCTCCATAACTCCGCCAAGGAATCTGACTTCTTTCTCAAGCAGGTCCAGAAATTTGGCGATTGGGTGCACTGGCTCGTAGCGGTCGCTACTCCGTATTTCGTACAGGCTGGCCAGGCTATAGCGAAGTTTGGAACTGACGCTTGGCGCGCCCTTGGCGAGTTCGTAAAGCTGACTCAGGCGAAGCTCGAAGAGCTGAAAGCGTATTTGGTCCCCCGGGCCAAGGACGCGGCAGATGCGACTAACGCCGAGCTCGGAAAAATCGGAGCGGTAACCGCCGCCGGCGGCATGGCGGGCTTCGAAACCCTCAAGAAGTGGTTCGAAACCGTCGCACGCGCTGCGGAGGAGTTCTCTCGCCGCGTTCGTCAGGCGTGGGAAGACGCCACGCGAGAGTACAAGAAGTTCAAGACGGCCCAGGTCAAGCAGGGTGTCGACGCCGGGGGCGAACAGTACAACCAGCTGCTAGCCGGGACCAACCTCACACTTGGTGCGGGCATAGGAGCGGGTCTCTTCGTCCTTGTCCAGCGGCTCGCAGGGATCGCCAAGAAGGTCAAGAAGAACCTGAAGTCGATGAATGACGCTGTCGAGAAGTTCGGCAAAGTCATCGATGCTGTTCGTGACCACCTGAAGGCGCTCACCGGAGCGGTCAAGGCCAAGGCGCTGCTCTCTATTGCGCTTGCCGTCGGTGTTCTTGCGCTTGCCGTCTGGGGCTTGTCCCGGGTCGACCCGCTCAAACTCACCATAGGCCTCGGGGCGCTCTCGGTCTTGCTTGGCGAGATCGCAGGCATGCTTTGGGTCATGTCCAAGATGGAGGGTCTTGGCGGCGCAGAATTCATTAAGCTCGCCGGCGGTCTCGTCCTTCTGGGTGTAGCTGTCGGGCTCCTGGCCCGATCGGTCGAGAAACTGGGCAACATGGATCCCTGGAACCTCGCCAAGGGCCTGTTCGCGATTCGCTCGGCCACGGTCGGGCTCATACTCGCCGTGGACAAGATGCCCGCGAACGAAAAGCTGGGCAAGACCGCGCTCGGTTTGATCGCGCTCGGAGTCGCGCTTCTTGTTGTGGCACAAGCCGTCAAAATGATGGGTAGTCTTCGCTGGCAGGACCTCGCCAAAGGTCTCGCGGCGTTTGCTATCGTACTCGGCGGCCTTGTGGTGTTCATGGACTCCGCGAACTTCGACGGGTTCAAGAAAGAATCCTCGGGGCAACTCCTGGCGATGGCCGGGGCGATGCTCATACTGGCCTTTGCGATAGAGAAGGTCGGGAAACTCCCGCTCAAGCAGGCGGCTCAAGGCGTCGTAGCTATCTCCGCGATTCTTGCAGCCATGGGCGGCTTCATGAAGCTCACCAAAGGCAGCAACTTCAGCGGGTCCAGTGGTGTCGGCCTCATCGGTATGGCCGTCTCCATGGAGCGCCTGGCTGGAGTCGTCGAGCGCTTCGGCACCATGAAGATTGAGGTCCTTGAGCAGGGTTTCAAAGCGTTGGCCATGATTCTCTTCACGGTCGTCTTTGCTCTGAAGAGGCTGGATGAAGACGCTCTGCCCGGAGGCGCGGGTTTGCTCGCCCTCGGCTTGGCGCTGTCTTTTGTGGCTGGTGTGGTGCAGCGGCTTGGCGAGATGGATGTCTGGAAGCTTGCGCAGGGGCTCACTGCTCTTGTAGTTTCCATTGCGGCTATGGCCGGAGCCATGATCCTGATCAGCAAGTTCAAGGCTAGTCCTCGGGCTGCTGCGTCGCTTATCCTGATGGCCGCTGCTATCGGAATGTTGGTCCCGTCCATTCTGTTGCTCGGTTCCGCGGGGCTAGGTGTTGTCGCGGTTGGTGTCGGCGCGATCGTCGTCGCGCTACTAGCTTTGGCGGGCGCCTCGCTTCTAGTCAGCAAAGCCATCGCTCCGATGCAGGCTCTCGCTCTGGCGCTTTTGACCTTCGCTGCTGCCGTAGCAGTGTTTGGCCTTGGAGTGCTGGCGCTCGGCGTAGGACTGGCAACGCTGGGTGCAGCTGGCGGTGCCGGCATTCAGGTGTTGACATCGGCAGTTCTGTCTCTGATATCGACGCTGCCGTTCATGGCGCAAAAACTGGCAGAGGCGTTCGTAGCGTTTCTCCAGGTTCTGGCCGAGAACACCGGTCCGATCTCCGAGGGCTTCTCGGCGATCATCGTGTCGATTCTTCAGGTGCTCATCGACGCCACACCTAAAGTGGCTGAGCTCCTGATCGCGTTGGTCACGGCTGCCTGTCAGGTCCTCGCCGATTGCGCGCCGAAGATTGTTGATGCCGGCATCAAGCTGATCATGGCTCTGCTGCGCGGCATCCGCGACAATATCCGGGAGATCACAGTCACAACGGCTGAGATCATCGCGGAGTTCGTTCGGGGCATCGGGGAAGGCATTCCGAAGATTGTCGACGCTGGAATGAAGGCCATGATCGACCTCTGCAACGGGATGGCCGACGCGATCGACAACAACCATCAGAATCTCCTAGCCGCGATGTCTCGCCTTGGCGGAGCCGTTATCCGAGCTCTGTGGGACGCTATTGCCGGCGCCGTTAAAAACGTCGGTGAGTTCCTGATCAACATCGGTAAAGCCATCGTCGAGGGAATCTGGAACGGCATTAAGGCCGCCGTCAAATGGTTCACCGACATGGTTTCGAACTTCTTCAAGGGCATAGTTGACGGGGTCAAGAGGATGCTTGGTATCAGGTCGCCTTCTCGCGTGTTTCGTCAAATTGGCAGCTACATGATGGAAGGTTTGGGCCTGGGCGTCGAGGACGGCAGCAATGCCGCAATACAGAAGACGGACGCGGTCGCTCAAGCGCTTGTGGACGCGGTCGAAGACGTCTTCAAGGACCTGAACCCCGAGGACATGGACTTGGAGCTGCGTCCGACGGTGACACCGGTCGTGAACCTCGACGAGGCGCGAGCATCTGCCGAGAGCTTGAACAACCTGTTTGGCCCGGCCAGTATGCGCCTCTCTGCGAATGCGGCCCAGGCCAATCCCGCTAACCGCTTGCGCGATCGAGAGCCGGTTGTGCAGAATGTTACGAACACCACCAACGTCGAGTTCACACAGAACAACCATTCGCCAGAAACGCTGGACGCGATGACGATCTACCGTCAAACTCGCAACCAGCTGCGTCAGCTCGAAGAGGCAAGGCTATGATCACAGGGATCGTTTCGTATCCCCCAGGCGCCGACGCGTACACGTTCAATCTGGAAGGAGTGGACGAGTCCGGGATTGTCATCAGTCAGATCGACGGTCTCGGGCCCGCCGCGGCCTCCCTCCATATGGAAACGGTGTACAACGTCGACGGGTCGTTTCCGACCGGCATCCAGGTCGGTCAGCGCAACATCACAATCGATTTCATTCTCCCCGGGGCGAATCCACAGGAGAAACGCCGGCTTTTGTACCGCGCGTTCCCGGTGAAACAGCGTATCCGGCTGGACGTTCTGACTGAGAAACGTACGTACACTATTAATGGGTATGTGGAGACCCTCGCGCCCGGTATATTTACGCCGCAGCAAACTGTGCAGATCAGCATGGTGTGTCCGAGGCCATATTTCCGGCAGATTGAGGGTTACGCCTCCGCTGGCGTTGAGTTCCGAGCAGCCACTTCATCGTTCACATTCCCGATATCCACCCCGCCTGACAAAATGTTCGGCAACTTGGTCAAGACAGGTACAGTGACGGTTGATTACTCGGGCGACGCTCCGACAGGAGCGCTAATGAGATTCGTTCTCGCGGATAACCCAGGCACCCTGTCTGTGACAAACCACGCCCGGGGCGAAACCTGGAAGCTGGACTTCAACATCTACAAGCGCGTCATGGGCTACACGCCTGGCGTAGGTGATACGCTCGAGATCGATGCCCGTGAGGACAATCTATACGCCGTGGTGTGGCGCCAGAATGGCCAGCGCGTCCTTGCGACCGGTATGGTGGAGTTTGGGTCCGCGTGGCCCACACTTTATCCAGGCATAAACCCGATCGAAATAGCTACGACATACGGCAACGCCAATACCGCGTTCAGCAAAGTGGACCTTATGTATTCGCCGCTGTTCATGGGGGTGTGATGCAACGAGATATTGACTTTATCCGCGTGTTGGACGAGAAGCTCAATCCCGTAGGCGCCATTACCAAGTCGCAATGGTCGTCGTTCATATGGACCGAACGCTATCAGGACCCGGGACAGTTCGAGTTGAAGCTCTGGGGCGGTGTGTATGAGGCCCTGTCCTCGGCGACTGACTATCTTGGGAAGTTCCTTCGTGTCCCCGTTTCTAGTGAGACCATGTATGTGGAGAAAGTGCGGTATGAGGGCACCCGGCAGGACCCTTATATTGTTCTCACTGGTCGTACCGCTGAAGTAATCCTGGCGAATCGCGTCCTCAAGGGGCTCGTACTTCCGTATAGTGTTCCAGCCTACGAGTTGTTCCAGTACGCTTGGGACTGGAGTATCGGGAAGGACGCCCAGGTAGCGCGACAGATACCCCAGTTTCTGCTCGACTCCCCCGATCACATGACCGGACATGTCGACTATGACCCCGACGGCAAGACACTTCACGACTTCGCCGTTTACGTTGCGGCTCTCCACAAGAATGGTCTGCGGACACGTCTGCACCAGGACGAGCAAATTGCAATCAACTTCTACCGCACGCGCGACTTGACTGGCGCTTCGGGCACAGCCAACCCCGTGGTGTTCACCGATACGACAAAATCGCTGATCAACATGGTGTATGAGAAGGACCTGCTGTCGCACAAAAACATCGCATACGTGTTCCTTCGTGGGGCACACGACGACGCGAATGCCACTGTATGGTTTGAAGTGGACAATGGCGCGCCATCAGGGATCGGACGACGTGAGGGCATTACACAGCCGTCAGTAGCCTGGACCAAGGCTGCGTATCAGACATACGAGCAGCAGAAGGGGCTAACGCCTTACGGTCTTAGTTATATTTACGAGCACAAGCTTTTTGACCAGATCGAAGGCGAAGCGCCGAACCAGTCCCCGTGGATCTACGGTGAAACCGGGCATTACTACCTTGGCGACTGGGTGATGCTGGGGACAAAAGACAAGTTCCAGCGCTGCCGCGTGCTGGAGTACACGCATTCATGGACTGCCGGCGAGGGCTATCGCGGTTACCCCCGGCTAGAGCCCATGCCTAGAACTTAAGGAGAATGATGGCCGTTACAAGTGGCTTCTTCAACGCCGTATCGGGCGACCGGACATATTCTGCGGAACAGTTCGGCGCTCTGTTCAACGGCATCATCACGGATGGCATATTCCACGCCGTCGGCGAGGCCTTCCGTGTCGATGCTGTCGGTGGCGCCAAGATTCGGGTCCGCTCGGGCCGCGCCTGGTGCCGAGGGACCTGGGTTGATAACTCGGGCGACCATGATCTGAACTCCGCGGCCAACACATCGGCCACCCTCTCTCGTATAGACGCTGTCGTGCTGCGCTTCGACAAGAGCTCGAGGGCGAACGGCGTGGAATACGTACAGGGCGTCGCCTCCGCCAGCCCTCAAAAGCCGGCGATGACAAACCACGCGATGATGAAAGACATGCCCATCGCGTATATTCGTCGTCCGCCCAACGCGACCACGGTCGAACCCGCGCACATCGAGCAGGCTGTCGGTACCACAGATTCGCCGTTCATCACCGCACCCCTTCAGAGCATCTCGGTCGATGCTGTAATCGGCCAGCTCAATACCATGATCTCGTCCTTGCAGAAGAAGACCGAAGACACGATCAAGAAGGTGGACGAAGATCTCAAGACCGTTGGCGAGGCGAAAGCCAAGTTCACCACCTGGCTCTCCGAGGCTGAAGCCGCACTGGGTAAAGCCCCGAATGCCGGGTCCATCTCCACAGCCCTGGCCAAGGCCACCAGCGCCGAGAACCAGGCCAAGACCGCTCTGACGAACAGCCAGCAGGCGGTTGCGGACGCTACGTCTGCTCGTCAAACCGCCGAAGGTGTGGCCGATAAGGCCAAGACTGCTCTCGAGAAGTCGCAGAAGTACGAAACGCGGTTGACGACCGCCGAGACCAATGCGGCCAAAGCCGCTGCGCTGGTCCCGAGGGTGGAGATCCTCGAAAAGACGCAGGCGAAAGGCGGGCTTCGTAACAACAGCCTCGGTGCACGCATCACCACCGACCAGTACAACGATATTCACAGCGGGACGTTCGCGACTGTCGGCGTGGGTAGCTATTGGCAGCTCGGTGATTTCAACTACGTGGTCGTCGCGACAGATTGCTGTACGCCTGACTTTCACCATGTGGTCATCATGCCCGAGAAAGTAGCGTTCAAGTCGCAGTACAGCTTCAATGAGAATATTTTGGGTGGCTATAAAGGCTCGCGGCTGGGAGTCTGGACGAGGACCGACTGGACGAACGCCATGCCTGCATGGAGCGCCAGTGGCTTTGACCCATACGTCCCCAGTATATCTGAGCGTTGGTCTTCCGGGCTCACGGGCGCGAATGTCACATCGAGTGAGCTAGTTGTACAACATTTCGGCCTTCCTACCGAAACACAGATCTTCGGACGGTCCTGGAATGGCCAGCAGACCCCTCACGAGGCCGGTTTCAATGAGGTGCAGTTCGATCTGTTCCGCCTCGCCCCTTGGAAGCGCGCCAGCAACCAGCCATTCTGGTTGCGGAACCTCAAATCCAACACTGTTGCCTGTGGGGTCTCCCGGTCGGGTGCGCCTGACGCATGGTATATCGACAACACGACTGTTTATGTTCGGCCGTACTTCCTGATAGGGATGCCGTGACATGGATGGCACGTTTGGACCGATCCTCGCAGGAATTACTCAGGCGGTCACAGCTCTTGTCTGCGCTCTTGCCGCTTCGGCGGGTTTCTGGGGGTATGTGACGAAGAAAGACACCGAGAAGGACGCGCGCACCAACCTGCTTCTCGGGCTGGCGTATGATCGCATATCACACGTGGGTATGGGGTATATCGAGCGCGGTTGGCTTACCAAGGACGAGTACAAGGGCTTCATGGAGTACCTATATACGCCATATTTGGCGCTGGGCGGCAACGGGTTAGCGAAGAAAATAGCGGATGAGGTCGGCGACCTCCCTATCTGCAACAAACACAACTGAATAACAGAGCATGTAGTGACAGAAAGGAACCATAATGACTGAGTTTGATCTGGCACTTTGCCGCAGCGTCACTGCTCTCACTCACTGGACCATGGCTAACAAGGCGCGTCGCCTCGCCCGAAAAGCTCGAGAATATCTCGAGTCGGGCTCCGACACGATGCCTGAGGAGCTGTTGGCCCAGCACGAAGAGGACATGGCTGAATGCCGGCAAGAGGTTCGCATCATGACTTCGCGTTAGACCCCTACTCAACCTAGCCAAGCGCTAGGTTTTTTTTTCAGGCGGTAGAGTGACAGAAAGGAAACTATAATGACTACATTCTTCATCCTCGTTCTCGCCCTGACCGCCGTCGGCTTCGGAGCCTTTTTCGGTTACGAAGCCTGGAACGCTCAGGACAGAGTCGAGATGGGAACGCTCTTCATTGAACGTTGAACCCTCTCCCCGACCTAGCCAAGTGCTAGGTTTTTTTTTGCTAGTGGTATAATGACAGAAAGGATTAAAATATGTTTACGAAAAACCCCCTCCGCATCGCTGTTGGCATCGTCTTCGCACTGTGGTCCATCGGCTGCCTTGTGGTGGTCTCGCCCTTCTCCTGGGCGATGGCTGCACTCTGGCTCAGCCTGTCGTGCCGCATGCTCACGCATCGGTGGCCTATGCGGGCTTGGCGGGATTTCCGCAACTCCTGACTCCTTCTACCGCCCTACCCTAGTGGTAGGGTTTTCGTTCTCTCAGGAAAAGTAATACAGTGCCCAAACTTCAAAAACCACTAACCGCCTTCGTCATAGGCGCTGGTGGCGGTTTGGTGGTTTCCGGGCTACTCTACGGACGACCACTGGTTTCACTGACCGGCATTCTGTGGGTCTTCGTCGGCAGTCTCGAACGGTACCGGTGAGCCATTTTTTTTCAAATCTTATAGTGACAGAAAGGAACTAATTATGTTGCTGGACCCAATCAAGCTTTTCTCCGCTGTACTCATGGGTGTGTTTCTCGCGATCCTCGTGTGTCTCCTCGTCAAGGCTGCTGTAGCCGGCGACTGGGTGACCGTTACATGCGGCTCGATAGCGACCGCCTGCGCAGCGGGGCTAGCGTGGGATCTCCTGCGCGACTGACCCTCCCCTCCTAGACCCTACCCTAGTGGTAGGGTTTTAGTTCACTACCGAAAGGAACAACATTGATTACTGCACAGCATGGCTGGGACGCTGAGCTCGCGGCAGCCGTCGAAGCTGCTCGTACGCAGCCCAAGGCCTGGCTTCCCGCGGGCCTCTACGACACTCTCAAGTGGTGCACGCTCATTGGCCTGCCCGCCACGGCCACTCTCTACAGCGCTCTCGCTGCTGTCTGGAGCTGGGGCTTCTCCGGCGAAGTGGCCATGTCCGTCACCGCGATCTGTACCTTCCTTGGCGTCCTCCTCGGTCTGTCCAAGGCCGACTACAAGGCCAAGGACGCCGACATTAACGGCACGGTCCGTCTCGGCGGCGCCGATGCTCAGCTCAGCCTTGACGCGCCCGCCTCTCCGGGCGACAAGGTGACCCTCAAGGTTCTCTGATTCATCTCACACCAGAAAGGTTTCACATAATGAACAAAAATGTACTGTATCTCATCGGCACCTCCGGCTCTGGAAAAACGTCGCTTGCGCGCTCGCTTGAAAAGCGAGGGTTCAAATGGATTCGAAGTGTGACTTCGCGCCCCAAGCGCAAGGGGGAGCTCGACGAATTCGATAATGTGTTGATGTTGAAGGCTATGGTCGACACCATCTTCGCACGCCTCGAAGCTCGTGGTTGTAGCGAGGCGTTCATTCGGCAGAGACTTACGAAAGACGCCGAGGACTTCGACGAGTTTTTGCGGTACGTCAAGAGGTATATGCGCCACCGCTGGACCTGGGACCGGCCGATGATCCTGTCCGGCCCGCCATTCAACATGATGGCCGCCCCCAACGACTTCGAGTCCGACATTCCTGAAATCATCGACTACATCGAAAGGCGGATCCCTCGCCCATGACTGACTGGCACAAACTCTTCCGTACGGCCACGCCGTATATTCTCGCATCTTCAGCCCTGGTCGGGGTTGGTCTGACCGGGTTCTTTGCCGCTAGGGGCGGCATGAAGGCCCAGAGACTCCTCGACCACGAGGACGCAAACGGCGCAGCTTTCAAGGAGAAGACCCGGCTCACTTGGCGGTGCTATATTCCAGCGCTGTCCGTTGCCGCAGTTACAGGCGCTTCGATCATCGGCCTGCATGGCATTCTAGGTCGACGGATTGCGTCTGTGGCCGCCGCTACAGCAGTAGCTGAGAGCCAGCTCGACCGGCTCAAGGCCGCCATCAAGGAGCACGTATCCCCACAACAGCGCGAAGAGATTCAAAACGCTGTGGCCCGTCCGGTCGCCGAGACCCAGATTGCGCCGCCTGTCGCCGACGACCTCGCAGAAAGTACGCAGCTCTGCTTCGAGGCCTACTCTGGACGATATTTCATCGCCTCGATGGAGGATATTCGAGCGGCGGTGAACACGCTCAATGCCCAGATCAACAACTCGCTCTACGGGTCAATCAATGACCTGTATGACCTTCTGGGGCTCGAGCGGACGAGATATGGGGACGACGTCGGATGGAACGGTGACCATCTCGTCGAGCCCTGCTTCTCCGCGGACCTGACCGGCGATGGCCGTCCCTATATTGTCCTCGACTATGAGAAAGGCCCGGTGCACACCTATGACCGAATCTACTGAGACGACCGTTGAATACGAATACGGCCAGCGAGAGGCTCTGGTCATGTATTATCTTGGGTCGGCCGAGCATGTGCGGTACTACGAACGAGATCTCCGGCGTATAGAAGGCGAGGGGAACTGGAAAGGGCTGCATCTCCCCCACGCGGGTTCATGGCTGGCCAGCGCAAAAACTCAGCTCCGCGCGATGCGAGAGATGTTCGACAAACTGCCCGAGATCCGAAAACAGAGCGCTGAAACCGCGCTACGCCACCACACGCTTCGAGCTCGTGAGCTGTCGACCTGGTACCGAGTTACGCGGTGAGTTATATTTTCAAGCGCTACAATGACAGAAAGGAATACTGTGTCTGAAGAAACCACCAAGACTTCCCCCTTCGCCCGAGTGAAGGAGTGGATTACTGCGCATCCACTCATTACCGGCATTGTTATTGGTTCATCGGTGATGATCGCGTGTGACGTGATCGCAAACGTGTACCAGAACCGTGCTGAGGCTGAGTTGGGCTCGAACCCCACTCTCGAACTCGAGAGTGAGGGAGAAGTCGAGTGACCGTCTGACGCCCCTCCCGTCATGCCCTACCCTAGTGGTAGGGTTTTATTTACAGTGGCTATAGTGACAGAAAGGAAGAAACCATGATTGACACTCACCTCTCGTTTCGCACCATCGACACCATCGACGTGACGTTGGACGGTATCGAGAAGCTCGACCCCGTCAGGTTCATGTTCCAGCACATCGATTATCTCGACATGCTGAAAGAACTGCTGCTTGCACGGTCGTCTTCGGAAGCCGCGCGTCTGCGCCGAAGGATCGGTAAGATCTGTGCGGAAATTAAGAGCGTCCTTATGATGGACTGACCCCTCTCACGCCCTACCCTAGTGGTAGGGTTTTACTAACCGCTAAGCACGCCAGAATGGTGCTTATATTTAGTCCCTACCATACAAGGAGTTCATATGATCAAAAAAGAAGTCACCATCGACGGATTCGACGGCCCAGAAACCCGGACGTACTACTTTCATATGACCAAAGCCGAAGCGCTGCGCTGGTCTAAAGAGACTAACGACGAGCTCTCGTCCGAGCTCGAGAGAGTAGCCAACCTTCCGTCCGATGGCAATATCACAGACCTCCTGGAAATGACGGGGCGCATCCTTCACCGGTCAGTCGGAATTCGTGAGGGTAACCGGTTTGTCAAGTCACGGGAAATCGCCGATGATTTCGTGTTCAGCGGTGCCCTGGACGCGGTCCTCGACGATCTGATCTCGAACCCCGACGAGTGCGAGAAATTTATCCCGGGCATTCTGCCCGCCGATGTCGTCAAGAAGGCAATGGGGTCCTGAAACATATTTTCTGGTATTATAGTGACAGAAAGGAAAAAGAATGACCTTCGAACTCTACGCAGAACGTCCGCTGGCTGAATCCATCGCCGTTGAGACCGTTAGCGCCGCCGTTGGCGCAACTGTTGCGTGCGGGTGCGCTCGCGCACTTATTGATAAAGAGACGCGCGAACTCTCTCCCGTGCGCACGCTTATTGTAGCCGGGGCGGCAATGGCGGCCTCATGGATCGCTGCTTCAGCCGTACGTACCGCTGCGGTTCGGCGTAATTCCTGACCCCTCTCTCCGCCCTACCCTAGTGGTAGGGTTTTCGTTCTCCTAGAAAGGTTGAAAATGACGCCGCTGGAGATTGTTCTGGTTACAGCGCTCGCGCTCTGTGTAATGGTAGAGCTCGGTATCATTCTGTACGATTAGCTTTATATTCTGGGCTTATAACGACAGAAAGGAATACTATGGAAAACTCGCAAGAAGCTGTAACCATCGATGATGCTATCGCGTCGCATCTCCGCACGATGTATGACAGTAGCCTCAAGTACGACGAGTATCACCAAATGATCGCCGACCTTGATAGGTTAGCTGCCGCCAAAGAGCGTATCGCTCCCGCCCGGCGGCCCCTCTCGAAGGACGCGATTCTTGGTGCGTGCGCGTCCATCGCGACGGTCATTGTCATCGTTGCTGCCGAGCATGTGGCTCCGCAGCTATCCAAGGCATTCAGCTTCGTCCCGAAGTTGTTCCGCTGACCCTTCTACTCGCCCTACCCTAGTGGTAGGGTTTTCGTTTTGACAGAGAGGTACATAATATGGGGTTTATAGAATTCGTCGTGCGTTTTGTTGTCGTGGCGCTGAGTATCGGTGTAGTTGCGATGCTCATGAGCATGTTCATTTTTGGGGAGTAACATGGCGCTCACTGAAATGCCGCCGTCCAACAGCAACAACAGCAAGCGCCCCAGACAGGTAACGCCTGTCGCTCAAGCGCGGTTGGAAGAGAAACGAGGCGGACGTCTGAGAAACGCTCTTGTCGCTGAGACAGGTAGGGCGCTCTTTGAATATGTGATCTATGACGTGGTCGTGCCCATGATCAAGGACGCGGCAGCTGCAACGTTCAACCGTGCGCTGTATGGTGACGGGCGGGGCTACCCTGTCGGGCGTAACACGAACTACGGCCGCACCGATTATGGTGCATATTCTCGTCCGCGCAGTGATGGTTCTGTGCGCGAGCCGCGGCGAGAGCTGTCACCTCGCGTCAAGTCACAACACAACTTCGATGAGGTTGTGTTCAATGACCGAGCCGAAGCGGATTTGGTTCTAGAGCGGCTCATGGATTTGATCGACACCTACGGTGTTGCCACCGTGGCTGATTTCTATGATCTTGCAGGAATCAGCACCGATTACCCCGACAACAGCTGGGGTTGGGAACGCCTCGGGGGCGCCGCTATCCGGAGAACCAGGGCTGGTTATATTCTGGACCTGCCCCGCCCTGTAACTATAGACCAGAGGCGATAGATGTATATCACAGACACACATACCGTAACTCTTGACGAAGCCGCGTATGAGGTTACGAAGGCATTGCTGCCGTTCCTGATTGAAGCTGGAACGCCGGTCGCTATTCGCCGCGACGGGTGGCTGCTCATGGTATCTACTTCTATTGCCGGGCCGCCCCACGAGGCTACCAAAGAGTACCATGAGGAAGCCTGGCGGAAACTTGCCGACGCTGTCATGACTTACACCTACGTATCGGGCAAGTCCGGATATACCACAACCATCACTGTACCGGAACTTGGAACGTGGTGGGTCTCTATCGAACCTTGTCATTGAAAGGGAGTAAAATGGGCGAACACACCTACAAGACAATGACCGCATCAGATGTGTACGACGCGCTGTCGAAGGAAATCTACAGCGTTCTCGATAACGTGACACGTCCGACCATCTACAGACGAGATGGTCTTCGTATGGAAATATGGACTACAGAAGGCAGCCCCGCCTACAGCAATCCCAACATACCGCCTAACTGGAGCGCCATCGTCCACAACATGCAACTTCTCACTGTTGTACGCCAGGTACAGGTCTGGCGTAAAGCTATTCAGAGAGAGGACGGCGCTACATTCATTGTCGGCCTCAGTCTTGGTAGGGGGGAGGTGGAGTATGTCTACTGAGCAAAAGTTCGAGACCATGCTGTGGGTTGATGCGGCTGTCATGGTCGAAAAGTATGTCTTTAAACTCCTGGAGGAGATGCCGCAACCCCTGGAGTACAGCTCAGGTGGCTGCAAGATCAGCGTGGTCAAAAACGGTCGTACTGCCTACTCTAGGCGTTCAACTCCGCCCAACGGGTTCGAAGGTGTAGCCTGGGCAATGGAAACCCTTGAGTTTACGGGCGGCGGCACTGTTTGGAAGCGCGCGATCGTCTCTGAAGACGATGTGTACCTTGTAACGGTTAAAAGGCGGTCGACGCGCAAATGATAGGAAATTGCGAGCCCGGCACGGCACTCGGGATAATTAAAGCGGACCGCGAGTTCGCCAAGTCCCGCCTCGAAAACGTCGTGGCGGAGTCCATCAAAACGGTCGAGTCGCTCGATTATGTCGTTATCACCATACGAAAGTTCCGAGAAAGGGAAAATTAATGGCAACCTCGCAAATGGAAGAAATGGTCATCTTCAAGCAGCGCGATCGCGCGATCGCAGCTATTGTTGATCGGCACCCGTATACCAATCTCCACGTTCAGGACGAGCACTATATCCTCCGTGTCATCGCGCCGGATGCTCACGAATGGCTCACGCTGGACACCAGCGAGTTGGGTAAGGACTGGACCGATCTTGTTGAGAGCGTCGAAGACGCGCGGCTGTACGGTAACTATCTCCCAGACTACGGCTACCACTGGGTTGAAAAGAAGGTTCGCCACGACTGGTTCCTAGACCAGCTGGCTTGATCGGGGTAGACAAACACGGAAAGGATATTCATTATGACTACTTGGCAGACCGACATTTGTGATACGGAACGACTGACTCTCACGGCGCTCGAGCGGCTGTTTGAGCTGTACAAACGCCCAGTATCCATGGAGACTCACGAGCTTGCGGTCACGTTCGAGCTTGCGGAAGATGCACTCGAGCCAGCTGTTGAGGACGTGCAAGCCCCCACCCACACCCGAGTTTGGCAGGATTTGGTGTGTCTCACGGGAAGCTTGGCGCGAATGGGGTATTTCACCACCAAGGGCAGCTTCAATCACGATGGCCACCCATGGCGCGCCAAGTGCCGGCGCAATAAGGCGTCATACCTGCCTCCGAAACAGAGCATCTGGCCTTTGGCGGAGTGACATGAGGAACGAGTACTTCAAAGTTCCCACCGTAGGCGAAACGTCCGTTGTCGTGCGGCACTACTCAACAGGTCGTGAGACTGTGATTCGAGGAGGCGCCGTACAGGTTGTGGACCTGCCGGCAATGACGGTCATCACGGTGTGGAAGGAACCCGATGACCGGTAATTGTGCAGCAATACTGGCTGCCACTCGCCTCGAGGGCGTGGTGCAGGATTTCCTTGGCGCCAGGCTCTCGGGGCAGAGGGACCTTCTGGTTGGCGGGGAGGGCGTCAGATTGAGCGTCTTCCGCGGCAACGGCCTCGTCACTCCATGGAAAACATGTTGGAGTTATTGGGGTTTCGCAGGCGGGACTGTACTCAATGCGTTCCGCGTACTTAAGGCGCTTGGCGTCAATACCCATCGCGGGTTCTGGATGAGTCCAGCCCACAGCCAGTTCAATTGGTATATTCAAGAAAGAAAGAACTCATGAGTATATTCTCTTCCGCTGCCCGATTCGGCAGCAACCTTGTTCGAAAGGTCAGGTTCCGCAGCCCCGAACTCCTCATCGGCGCAGGTATTGTTGGGGTTGTCGGCGCTGCCGTGGTTGCTGTGCGAAGGGGTGTTCGTTGGCACCAGGCCGCCACGAACGAGCTCAAGCACGATCTCGAGGTCATCCACACGGCCGAGAAGACCTCTGCCAGGTACTCCCGTGAAGACCGGGTCCACGACTACGCTGCGGTGATCGGCAAGGGTGTCTGGTCGTACACGCAGATCTATGGCCCCTCTGTTCTGCTCGGCGCGGCCAGCATTGCGTCCATCCTGGCGGGCACTGGTATTCTTCGCGGACGTCTGGCCGCCATGACTTCTGCTGCGGCAACTGCGCAGGCGGCACTTGAGCGCTACCGTGCTCGGGTTCGCGAGAAGATGGGCGAAGACGCGGACCGCGAGTTTGCATTTGAGGTTTCACCACGAAAGACAAAACTCAAGCATGAAGATGGCACCAAGGAGACTCAGATTACGTACCATCTCGTCCCCTCTAGCGGCGAATGGATGGCGGCGTCGCCATATTCTCGTCTGTGGGATGAGAATGCCATGGAGTGGTGCGCGAACAGGGATGTTCAGTTCTTGACACTGCGCAGCCTGGAGAACCATTTCAACCAGGAGCTCAACGCCCGAGGCGTCGTGTTTCTGAACGATGTCTACAAGGCCCTCGGCCTGCCTATGTCCAAAGACGCTGCTCTCGTCGGGTGGGTCAAAGATTACGAGAAGCCCAAGATGGCGAAGCTCGCGGCTGAACTCGGACGTGTCCCGGGCGATGGTGTGATCAGCTTCGGCGTGTTCGAGAACGAGTCGCCATCGGCTCGCGCATATCTGGCCGGCGACGACAATCGCGTAGTGCTGGACTTCAACGTTGATGGGGTTATCTACGATCTCATCCCCGCCCTTTAACATCTATACTGAGGGAGAAACCCTGTGTGGACTCATGTTCTCGCCTTCGTGGCGGGTGCGGCTATTGGCGCTGCCATTGGTTTTATCACCCGGCCGAAGGATGACGAAGCGTTTGAAGAGCGCGTGGCCGAAGAGGTCAGCAAATTCAAGCGCCGCTACAAGGAGCTCCGTGATGAGACTTCTGACGCCCCCATTTCTGGGGAGCCCCAAAGGGAGGAGGTGAAGGACGTGGCGGAGACCGAGGAAGAGGCCGAAACCCGGAAAAGCTATGATACGGTTGAGCCGGAGGCTGATGTTACCATATCTCCCATCGGACGAGGGGTCTTTGAAATCTCGGAACGAGAATTCATTGACAATCCCCAGCCGGAGACCGAGACCCTTCTCTATTACACTCTCGACAAAACCATCGCGACTGTCTCCGAGGACCTTGTTCCGGAGGCTGACTCGCTCATTGGAACCGGTTATAGGTCGATGGACCCGGACGACTACCTCTACATCCGAAATCTGGACGTAGGGGTTGACTATGAGGTACAGGCGGTGCCTTACTCCTATAAGGAGTATGTCCTCGGCGAGTGAGGCGCGTGGGCGACCAGTCATATTTCGACTGGTTGTATGGTAAGGTCGCTGACCCGGGCGACCTTAATCCTTGCCGCAGTAGGCGGTGTTTGATCGATCTCCTCGCTCATGAGGAGTTCGTTCCGAGATGCGCAGACGATGAGAATCGACGGGACGCCGTTGGCGAAATTCGTTACCGCGCAGCGGAAGAACACGGGGTTATAGCGCATTGGCGGGAGCCAACGTGGCTGGAGGTTCTCCTGGAACTGGCCGAGCAAGCAGAGTTCTGGGCGTCTGGTACCGACGCGGAGCAGCCGCTTGCAGGCTGGTTCTGGGAGTTCCTCGACAACGTAGGATTGGCCGAGTTCTCTGATGAGGACTGGCTGATCACATACGAGGAAGCTGGCAAACGGCTGCACGACGCCGTGACCGGCAAAACCTCGTTCTTTCTTGCTAGCCGCGGGAAGGACCCGCTTTGGGACCAACTCGGCGGCTATATTTTGCATAGGACAGACCTAGTATAAGGAGGAACCATGGACTTCTTCAAGGTCTGTCATAGGGAGAAACAGAAGAACGTCGGCGGAGAGCGGCAGACAATTGTCGAAATCTTCCCGTCGTTCTCTGTTCTCCCAAGCCAGGATCTCATGGTCCGAGGCAAAGAGTTCTTCGCAATTTGGGATCCAGACGTAGGCTTCTGGTCCACTAATGAGTACCGAGCTCGAGAGCTCATCGACCGGGAGCTGTGGGCGTACCGAGACGATCTGGATCTTCTAGAAGACGTCTCAGTCACTGTCCACTCGCTCCAAAACTTCTCGTCCCAGGCGTGGAGTGGGTGGCGGCGGTATTTGTCGAGCCTGCCTGACAACTTCCATGACCTGGATAGCGAACTCGCGTGGGCATCGGACAAGAGGGAGCGTTCCAAGTTCGCGACGCGGGCGCTCTCATACTCCGTCGAGCCGGGTGAGACGCCGAGCTACGACTTGCTCGTCCAAAGGCTATATTTGCCCGAGGAGCGAGAGAAGTTCGAATGGGCGATCGGGGCGATCCTGGCCGGTGAAGCGCGGAAGATCCAGAAGTTCCTGGTGTTCTACGGTCAAGCCGGGACGGGCAAGTCGACGATCATAGGGCTCATTGAGCAACTGTTCGAAGGCTATACCACAACCTTCGAGGCGAAGGCTCTGGGTGCGAATGGTAATGCGTTCGCTGCCGAGGTTTTCAAGAACAACCCGCTCGTGGGTATTCAGCATGATGGCGACTTGTCCCGCATCGAGGACAACACCAAGTTGAACTCGATAGTGGGGCACGACATCATGTCGCTCAACGAGAAGTACAAAGCCCCCCGGGACGTGCGCCTTCGTGCGTTCTTGTTCATGGGAACAAACCGCCCTGTCAAGATCACGGACGCCAAATCGGGTATCATCCGGCGGTTGGTCGACGTTCATCCAACAGGCCGGCGTCTTTCCGTCGCCGAGTATCATCAGGCCGTGGCGCGTCTTCCGTTCGAGCTGGGTGCCATCGCCTCGCATTGTCTCGAAGTGTTTCGGCGCCTCGGCAAGGACTACTACTCTGAGTACGTCCCAATGGCCATGATCGAGCAGACCGACCCGTTCTTCGACTTCGTCAGGTCATATTCAGACCAGTTTGTCGGAGCCGAGGATGGGGTTACACTCAAACAAGCCTACGATTGGTATAAGGAGTATGTCGACGAGTGCGGGCTACAATTCAAGATGCCCAGATACCGCTTCCAGGAAGAACTCAAGGAGTATTTCTCTGACTACCAGGAGCGAGCAGTCAGCCGCGGCGACAACCGACGCTGCGTATATGTGGACTTTAGGCTGGACAAGCTCGAGCGAAATAAGCCCAACGTGGCTGCCGGCAAACCCAAACTTGTACTCGAATCGCGCAAGTCGGGACTGAGTGATATTTGTGGTCTGGCGCCAGCGCAGTACGCCAATAGCGCTGGAACCCCAGCTCGGAGATGGGATGAGGTAACGACTAAGCTCGTTGACCTGGACGAGCGACAATTGCACTACCTCATCCCAGCCGAGAATCATATTGTCATCGACTTCGATCTTCGTGACGAGACCGGCGAGAAAAACCGTGACCTAAACCTCGAAGCTGCTGCTGAGTGGCCGGCAACCTACGCCGAGTTCTCTCAGGGCGGCAACGGGGTTCATCTGCATTACATCTACCACGGCGACGTAACCAAGCTGAGTCGGGACTACGCACCCGGCATCGAGGTCAAGGTCTTCACGGGTAAAGCGTCTCTTCGCAGGCGCTTTACGTTCTCGAACGGCCTACCGATCTCGCCAATCAGCAGCGGGCTGCCAGAAAGGAAACAACGTGTGATACGTACGGAAATAGTGCAGTCTGAAAAGACGCTGCGCTCCACCGTCGAAAAAGCACTTCGTAGAGAGGTGCACGCTAATACCAAGCCGACCATCGACTTCATTGAAAAGGTATTGACGACGGCGCAGAGCACGGGTATCGAGTACGACCTCAGCGACCTCGAGCCGGCGGTCATATCTTTCGCGGCGAGTTCCACGAATCATGCCCATGCATGTATGGCGCGGGCTATGAACTTCCCGTATACGTCAGAACATGAGAATCCGCCCAACACTGACGGGGCGGGTCCAATCGTCTTCTTCGACGTAGAGGTGTTCCCGAACCTATTCATAGTGTGCTGGGAAAGGGAAGACTCGGACCAGACGGTCCAGATGATCAACCCTTCACCCCAGGAAATCGAACCCTTGCTGCGTATGAAGCTCGTGGGGTTCAATAACAGAAAGTACGACAATCATGTACTTTACGCTCGATATCTGGGGTATGATAACGAGCGACTCTATCGACTGTCGCAGCGTATTGTTTCAAATGAGCGAAGCGGGTACTTCAGGGAAGCGTATAATGTCTCGTACAGCGATATTTACGACTTCTCAAGCACTAAACAGTCTCTCAAACGGTTCGAACTGGACCTTGGTATTCACCACCTCGAGCTAGGGCTACCGTGGGACGAGCCTGTTCCAGAGGAGTTGTGGGCGAAGGTCGCGTCGTACTGCGTCAACGACGTGAAAGCCACCAAGGCTGTATTCCACGCCAGGGCAGCCGACTTCAAGGCCCGGAAGATCCTCGCGACACTGTCCGGTCTGTCGGTGAATGATCCGACGGCTAAGCACGCGGCGAAGATCCTCTTCGAGGGCGATCGTGACGCGGTCAGCAAGTTCGTATACACAGACCTCTCGAAGGAGTTCCCGGGGTACAAGTACTCTTTCGGCAAGAGCACATACCGCGGGATCACCACCGGCGAGGGCGGGCTTGTGCTGGCCGATCCGGGGGTATATTTCGACGTGGAAGTCTTTGACGTCGCGTCGATGCATCCGACATCAATCGAGCGGCTCAACTTGTTTGGCCCCTACACGAAGAATTACACGACCATCAAAGAGGCCCGCCTGGCAATCAAGCACGGCGAGCTCGAGAAGGCTCGTGGCATGCTCAACGGTGCTCTCGTTCCGTTCCTGGACGGTACGCCAGAGGAGCTGGACGACCTCGCTTATGCCCTCAAGATCGTGATCAATATCGTATATGGATTGACAGCTGCGCACTTCGAGAATCCGTTCAGGGATCCGCGTAACAAGGACAACATCGTCGCCAAGCGTGGTGCGTTGTTCATGGTGGATCTCGTGAAGGCACTCGAGGAGCGTGGCGTGCACGTACTGCATGTGAAGACCGACTCGATAAAGGTTGCGAAACCCTCGCAAGAGACACGAGACTTCATATACGAGTTCGGACGGCGGTACGGGTATAAGTTCGAGGTGGAGGACAAGTACGAGCGTATCTGCCTCGTGAACGACGCCGTGTACATCGCCCGTGATTATGAGGGTCGGTGGCACGCGACGGGCGCGCAGTTCGCTGAGCCGTACGTCTTCAAGACGTTGTTCAGCAAGGAACCTCTCGAGTTCGAGGACCTGATTCTCAAGAAGACGGTCACGACGTCCATCTGGATGGACACCGGAACCGAAGAGGCGCCCGAGCGTCGCTACATTGGTAGGTCTGGCGCGTTCATCCCTGTCGCGCAGGGCGGCGGAACCCTGTGGCGTGAGAAAGACAGCAAGTACTCAGCCCTCGGCGGCACGAAAGGTTACCGCTTCGTGGAAGCCGAGACAATGAAGGAGGCGGGCCTTAATGGCCCGATCGACTATTCATATTACAGAAGTTTGTCAGACAAAGCGCGAGCTACTATCGAGACGTTCAGCAACGGTTCTACGTTTCTCGAGGCCGGAGACTAACGAGGAGGTCTTTCAAATTTACGGCTCGGACGCGGACATAGTAGAACTCGTCAAACTGGTTGAGCGTAATCTCCCGAATAGTATTGACTGGGGGATCAAGAACGAACAGCTCGATGCGCTGGGCTCACCCACAGGGCGTTGGCGCTGCGACCTGGTGCCGATAGGTCGAGTGGATGAAAACATGGTCGCCCACTTTAACCGAGACGCACTTGAGGCGTTTGGACTGACCACTAAAGAGCCCGATGATGGGCTGGACAACTAACAGAAAGGGAAAACAATGGGTGTTAAGCTGATCGAACTTGAACGGGCCATGCTCGCGGAGGAGTTCCTCAAAGAGGCGATGCCGAACGCAACGCGTAAAGAACGCGCGATTGTATCGCTGCGGCTGGAGTACTTCGACAGGGTGGGGGTGCGGCTCCATTACCAGGCTCGTGACATGAGCAAGTACGGAGACGATCCAGGTAAGCGCAAGGAGTTCTGCGACCTGTCGTGCGATATTCTGGCCCTTGCCTCGCTGATCCACCCGTACCATCGGGCGGCGATCGAACCGGACGACAAGAACATTCCTCTCTCGCTCGACCGGGGAGAGGAATCCGTTCGTTGGGCGATAGCTAATTTTTTCGCCCTCTACAAGGCAGCGGAGGCGCTTCTTGCTGGCGACCATGACAGCGCCGCGCTGATGATCGAGGGCGTCAAAGGCGGAGCTCGACCTGCGGGGTGGGGCGCGAAATACTCAAAGAGGTTTGACAAGCAGCTCAAGGGGCTGATGAAGGCGTCAGCGAGCAAATGAACCAGCATCTGACACGCCTTGTGGAGGCGCGCCTGCATTACTTCGCGAGTGTGGGCGCTATCCTCGCAGAACGACACTTTGATCGGCCCAACTGCTTGATGGAGGCTGTTCTGGGCCACCGGACGCGCATCCGTGAGATTGCGCATGCCGCCGAAACCGACAAGCAAGGGCGATACGCTGCTAAGCTGCTGAAATATGCGGGAGCAACAGCTGATGGGCTGCTCGAAGGCAACAGCGATGCTGCGTGCTGGACCCTCCAGGCGCTGCGTGAAACACTTGAAGAATCTGTAGACTGAGGAGAAACATAATGAGTCATAAAGGAACATACGCCGAGTATACAAAGACGTTCCCTCACATGATGCAGAAATTCCGTGCGCAGCCACCCGAGGTGGAGGGGTGCGAAGGTTACGTGGCCTTTCTACTGGAGAACGAGATCCGTATCATTGAGAAGGCCCGGTACTTTGCAGGACGGGGAAACTACCGCATGGCATCTGAGATCCTCGGGGCGAGCTGCGATCTTATCAAGAACTGTACGCCTGATGGAGTCCACCGCGCTTGGGCGAATCTGTTCTACGTTCGACAGCTGTTGGCCTGGCGGGGTCTCCTGAAAAAGAAGCATTGGCGCAGGGCTGCCAAGCTCCGCATCAAGTACTTCAGTCAAGCCCTGGCGATTATCGGCGACTCGGATCTGGACTGGCCGGTTGCGTCAGAGCTACATCGATGGCAGCCCACTGTCGAACGGATGTTTCAGGAGACCAAGTCTTACCGGGACTACAGGCTTACTGCAGACTTCGTGGGGCGACTTAATTCCGCCTTGGACGCAGTTATGCTGGGCAAGGGGGCAGATGCTAAAGCACTACTTGAGGCGGCAATCGCGTCGCTGCCGGTGGCCGATGACGACGAGTGACACGAAATCGAAAAGGAATAAGAAATGACAGAAAGCCCAAAGCGCCCCGACCCGATCGTCGTTGAGGGGGCGCGCATCAAATTCAAAAACTTCACAGGCGAACAGCGGCAGTACAACCCCGCCGGGCAGCGTAATTTCGTCCTCCTGCTGCCGGATGAGCTTGCGCAGCAGCTTGCTGCGGAAGGCTGGAACGTCAAATGGAAACCGGGGCGTCACCCCGAGGATCCTGACGAGGCCCAGCTGACGGTCAAGGTCAAATTCAAGGAGCCCGGAGACGAACGAGGGCAGGACCCTATCGCGTACCTGATTCAGGGGCGGAGGAAACTCGCTCTGGACGGCCGGACTGTGGGTATTCTCGATCGGCTGGCGCCTCTGAATATCGACCTGATTGTCCGGCCATACGTATGGGACATCAACGGGAACGTCGGTATCACGGCATATCTCGATGAGATCTACTACACAGCTGTCGAGGGGTTGTCAAGCAAGTACGCGGACTACGAGGAGGTGCGGGGATGACAAACGCGTGTCACGGCTGTACTAACGCTGCGAATGATGTCTGGGACAAAGCCTCAGACTTCCTCTTTCACCCTCCGATGTTCGTAACGCGTCAGGACTTGGAGTGGCTGAAGGGACTCGTAAGACTCGCGTGGCGGGTCGAACAGAATCCGGACCACGATGATGCAGGGTGGGTTATTCAGCAGGTGTTGTACGACTGGAGAGGCACGCCAGAGTACTACCGCCAAATCAGTGAGTTTGAGGAGGCACATCCTGTGGACTACCCCAGGTATCTCCGAATCATCCAGGAGGTTATCGAAAGAAGGTGTAAAGTAATTGAGCCCGACACGTGAGGACATGCCGCGCTACCGGGGTATCCTGGATGCGCTCGTAGCAGAACTGGAAGAAGATGGGGGCCTGTAGTCTTTACAAGGCTCAAGTAGAAGCACTCGGCTCTCTCCGCCCTGGCTCCATCCTTTGTGGTGGGGTCGGGACGGGGAAGTCGAGAACTTCTCTGGCCTTTTTCTTTTGCTCCATAGGGGGTGGAAAGATCGACTTTGAGACCGGAGAGATACTTGAGCCTATGCGCAATCCTAAGCGCCTCGTAATACTGACCACGGCCAGAAAGAGGGACACTCTCGAATGGAGCCGGGAGATGGCCATATTTGGCCTCTCAGAGGGGTCTGAGGGGGTGTGTGATGTTACGGTGGACAGCTGGAACAACATCAAGAAGTACGAGACCGTGAAAGGGGCGTTCTTCATCCTCGATGAGCAGCGTTTGGTGGGGTCCGGAGCCTGGGTCAAGGCGTTCTACAAGATCGCCAAGGCCAACCAGTGGATCTTGCTGAGTGCCACGCCGGGGGATACTTGGATGGACTATGCGCCGGTGTTCATTGCGAATGGGTTCTATGCGAACATCACAGAATTCAGGGCGCAGCATGTCATTTACAAACGGTTTCGGAACTACCCGCAGGTTGATCGGTACGTCGGGGTAAAACACCTTGAAGCGCTGCGCAAGAAGCTACTGGTGGACATACCCTTTGAGCGGGAGACGCGGCGGCACCATGTGTATTGCATGGCCGAGCACGATCGGACGGCATTGAAGGCGGTGTGGAAGACGCGGTGGAATCCGTTTGAGAACGCGCCAATCAAGACTGCCAGCGAGCTGTGTCAGGTCTTGCGGAGGTTGGTGTCTACGGATCCGTCTCGCCGAAGCGAGCTGGAAGCAATCTTGGCGAAGCATGATCGTCTGATCATATTTTACAACTATAACTACGAGCTGGACCTGTTGCGGGAGATCTTGCGGGAGGACGGACGCGAGTTTGCGGAGTGGAATGGCCAGCAGCACGAGCAGCTGCCGGAGGGGGAGAGCTGGGCGTACCTTGTGCAGTACACGGCTGGAGCTGAGGGGTGGAACTGCACGACGACGAACGTGATTGTGTACTGGAGTATAAACTACTCGTACAAGATCATGGAGCAATCTGCGGGGCGTATCGACCGATTGAACACTGAATACACGGACTTGTACTACTATTATTTAACGTCTCGAGCGCCAATCGATCTGAAGGTCCGAGCGGCTGTTGCGGAGAAGAAAACGTTCTCCGAGGCGGGATTTGCGCGGTCTTCGGCGTGTCGGAGATGACTGTTGAGCAGACGAAGGTTAACAGAAGGTTAACAGTTTATAACGATTTGGTAACAAATGTCGTCAAAATGTCAGTTTTACCCCCCCTAAAACTCCTGGTAAAAAAAAAAAAAAAAAAAAAAAAAATATATAGAGAGTTTAGACCCCCTCAAAACTGGTTTTTTGACGACATACCGGCGTGTCGCGCAATTTTTACCAAATTTTTACGGTTTTCTGAGAAAATCTCAGGTTTGGCGCGTAACTTGGCTCAAAATGAGCTATAAGTGCTGCTTTTTTTCAGATGTTATAGTGAGAGGAGAGAGCTATGCTCTCCTTTGGGTTGTTACCCCTCTCACTCTTACAACCCAAGTCCTCTCTTTTATGTTAGGAGGGTTATGGCTTTAGCAAGCATCGGCAAGAACTACGCCGGTAACGACGCCAAGCTCGAGGCTGACATTGCGGCCCCCTGGTACCAGCTGTGGTACGCCAAGTTCCGCGAGGACCACCCAGACATTCAGGTCGTTGTGGTCCAGGCTTATGGTTTTGCACGCGCCTCCGCCGGCGTGCATTCTGGCGGCTGGTGTGTGGACTTCCAGATCTGGCATCTTACCACCACCCAGATCCGAGATCTGATCCAACACCTTAGGAAATGGGGCGCCTCGGCGACCTGGGAACGCGACAGCCGAGACGGGATGGAGCCGCACATCCACGCAACCATCGATTCTGAAGGTCGCGATAGTGCGTCGTACTATCAGATCAGCGCGGTCAAGCGCGGTCGCAATGGGCTGGTCAATAATGGACGAGATCGCTACGCAGATCTCAATCCTGCGACTTGGCTTACAGCGGTGCAGGCAATCGAGCAGCTACAAAAGATTGGAGTAGACGTGGCAAGTGCCAAGGAAATCGGTGATTACATTTTCCATGGCGTCGACTGGGGTGGTGAAGATTTCTCCGATCGCACCACTCGCATGCTTAACACCGCCGCTCAGGCTCGAGACGCGGCACAGGATGCGAATATCCGTTGCCAGGATCTGGAGCGGAGTGTTGCGGGTCTAAATGGCCGGCTTCAGAACATCGAGGCGGATCTCGCCGAGCTCTCTCGTGGCATCTACGACCCTGAGAATCCCTATGCAGATGACGCAGGTTATGTCTCGCTGCATCGGTGGCTGGTTTATCTGCGTGACGAGATTCGGGCCAAGCGGGGCTGACGTGTTGGAACGGGATTTCGAGCGGAGGCTGAAGAAACGCCTCGAATCGATACTTCCCGGCTGCCTCTACTTGAAGCTGGACCCAACCGCGATTCAAGGTATCCCCGACCGCTTGGTGATCTGGCAGGACCGCTGGGCCGCGCTTGAATTGAAGCGCTCCCCGCGAGCCAAGAAGCAGCCGAATCAAGAGTATTATGTCGACATGATGAATGAATGGTCGTTTGCAGCCTTTGTCCATCCCGGAAACGTTGAGGAGGTGCTGGATGCGCTTCAACGAGCATTCCGATCTTGAGGGCGCACACGCCTTTCTGAGCGCCTCAAAAGGCTCCTGGGTAGAATACACCCCGGAGAAGCTTGCTAGTGTCTATGAGAGCCGCCTGGCGATTCTGAGGGGCACTGAGCTCCATGAGCTGGCGGCAAAACTGATCAAGATGAGGATCAAGCTGCCCCGCTCCAAAAAAACACTCAATATGTACGTCAATGACGCCATCGGTTTTCGCATGAGACCCGAGGTTGTCCTAGCATACTCGCCCATGGCGTTTGGTACTGCTGACGCTATTTCTTTCAGAGACGGGATACTCCGCATCCACGACCTGAAGACGGGCACACACCCCGCCAATATGCGTCAGCTGCGCATATATATGGCGTTCTTCTGCCTCGAGTACAGGGTTCACCCTGGAAACGTCGACGCAGAGCTCCGTATTTATCAAAACGACGAGATTCGCAGCGAGCGCCCAGAAGTGGAAGAGATTCTAAGACTGATGGGCATCACTGAGGAGCACTCCGCGCATCTTGAGAGCTTGAGAGGGCACTATGAGTGAGCTCTACCACTACGGAACAAAACGCCACTCTGGGCGTTACCCTTGGGGCTCTGGAAAAGAGCCATATCAGTCAGAACGCGACTTCCTTGCCGCGAATAAAGAAATGCGTAAAGCTGGAATGTCGGAGCGCGAGATCGCCACAGCTATTGGTATTTCGGTGGCCGATCTTCGGACGTACAAGACCATCGCGCACGAAGCGCACAACGCCGAGCTCGCTGCTCAAGCCGTCAAGTCGCGAGACGCAGGCAAGTCCATTCGGGCCATTGCCAAGGAAATGGGCGTGTCAGAGACCAAGGTCAAGGCGCTGCTCAACCCGAGCGAAAAGTCAAAGAGCGCCGTTCTCAAGACGACAGAGAGCACTCTTAAAGAGCTTGTCAAAGAGAAAGGCCCCATCGACGTGGGGCTCGGCGCTGAAGCTCATATGGGAATCAGTCGCGACAGGCTGAACACCGCCGTCAAATCGCTCCGAGAGCAGGGCTGGGAGCTTTACTATGTAAAGACGACCCAGCTTGGCACCGGTAAGGAAACTTCGATTAAGTGTTTGTGCCCGCCCGGCATGAAATATGCGGACCTTGCCAAGAATCCTGAGAAGATTGGCACGGTGTACCCTGTTTCTTATGACGGAGGGCACACGTTTCTCGGCATGGGCGCCAAACCACGCGGCTTCGATCCTAAGCGCCTTCAAGTTCGCTGGGCTGAAGAGGGCGGTATTGACCGAGACGGTGTTATCGAGGTTCGCCGCGGTGTTCCTGAGCTCTCTCTTGGGGGTGCAAACTACGCCCAGGTGCGGATTAAAGTCGGTGATAAACATTATCTTAAAGGTATGGCCATGTACGCCGACGACATGCCGCCTGGTGTAGATCTTCGGTTCAACACAAATAAGAACCGAAAAACCAATAAGCTCGATGCACTCAAAGAGTTGAAAGACGACCCAGACAACCCGTTTGGCGCAACGACCCATCCTCACTATTACCTGGACAAGCAGGGTAAACGGCAGCAGTCGTATCACAACATCGTCAACGAAGAAGGTCAATGGGGGCAGTGGAGTCGCAACCTGGCTTCGCAATTTCTCTCCAAACAGACCCCAGCCTTGGCGAAGAAGCAGCTCGGTATCGCGGAAGCCAATCGTAAGGCTGAGCTTGAGGACATTCTGTCGCTGACCAACCCCGCTGTCAAGAAGAAGCTCCTTCAGTCTTATGCTGATGGCTGTGATTCGGCCGCCACCCATTTAAAAGCCGCCCGTCTTCCACGCCAGGCCACTCAGGTGCTTCTGCCGCTGCCCAAGATCAAGCCCGATGAGATCTACGCGCCGAACTTCAAACACGGCGAGACCGTCAGCCTTGTTCGGTACCCGCATGGTGGTATCTTCGAGATACCCACGCTCCGAGTCAACAACAAGTACCAGCTCGGGCGGAAGCTTATTGGCATCCTGTCCAAAGACGCCGTCGGTATTCACCCCAAGGTGGCCGAGCGTTTGTCGGGCGCTGACTTCGACGGCGACACGGCTGTTGTGATGCCGAACAACCAAGGTCGGATTCGGACCAGTCCCGCTCTCAAGGGGCTTAAGAACTTCGATCCCAAGCGTCAGTATCCTGAATACCCCGGCATGAAAGTAATGACCAAGGGCGACACTGGCAACCAGATGGGCCGGATTTCGAACCTCATCACGGACATGACCATCAAGGGTGCCAGCCCTGATGAGATTGCTCGGGCTGTTCGTCATAGTATGGTTGTAATTGATGCTCATAAGCACCGGCTCAATTACAAACAGTCGTACATCGATAACGGTATTGCTGCCTTGAAGAAGAAGTACCAGCCCGAAGGCGGCGCCGGCACGATTATTTCTAGGTCTACCGCCGACCATCGAGACCCGCATATGGCGCCTCGCAAGGCGGCAAGAGGCGGCCCAATTAACAAGCGAACCGGTGAGTTGGTCTTTGAGAAGACCGGCCAGACCTATAAGAAGAAGGTCGTCGACAAGAAGACGGGCGAAGTATCTTGGGTTGACACCCTCGCTCTAACAAAGCGGCCGGGTATGATGACGGTGAACGACGCCAACAAACTGGTGTCCTCTGCGAACGCGCCCATTGAACGAGTGTACGCATCATACGCCAATAACATGAAGGCCCTCGCTAATCGAGCTCGCCTTGAAATGTTGAAGACGCCCAATGCTAAATGGTCCCCCACTGCCAGGAAAGTGTACGCACCTCAAGTCAAGAGCCTAAAGGAAAAACTGACCCGGGCTCTAGCGAACGCCCCTCGTGAGCGCCAGGCCCAGCTGTATGCCAATGCTGTTGTTCGAGCCAAGAAGGCCGCGAACCCAGACATGGACAAAGACGAATTCAAGCGCCTCAAGAACCAGGCCCTGGCTATGGCACGGGCACGGTTCCAGGCCAGTAAGGCCCAGAGCCTTGTCGAGTTCACAGCCAAAGAGTGGGAGGCTGTGCAGGCTGGGGCCATTAGTCACTCGATGCTTGAGGATCTGATGAACTACAGTAACATGGACAGAGTTCGACAGCTCGCTCAGCCGCGCACACACAAGGGTCTGAGCACGGCCAAGCGGGCACGAGTGCGGGCCATGGCAGCCAACGGGTACAGCCAGGCAGACATAGCCTCTGCACTGGGCGTCTCTGTGGCCTCTGTACAGGAGGTGCTGGGCTGACCATGCAGACGTATGATGTTGCACTCACAACCACGGACAATCCATACGACCCCATGGATGAGTTCATGGAGTGGTACACCTGGGACCTCACCAACGGGTACCACACATGCGCCTACCTGGCACGCATCGCTCGAACTTCAGAAAGTTTAACAGAAGAAGAGAACTTGGAAGAGCGTGAACGTGCGATTGATGAAATTGTTGAACTCAACATAACAGGTAAATACAAGAAAATAAAACGAAATATAATATAAAATAAAGAAAAATGAAGCGGGGGAGGGGGTCCTCTCGAAAAGAACCCCCCACCCTGCATCGCGCGCTCTCCGAAACTACCCCGAAGGGGCAAAATCTGGAGACCCTCTTGACCAAAACTGAATCGAACGGAGGCCGATGGCGACCAAACAAGACCCAAACACCCACAAACGTCGCCGACCGCCGGCCAGAACTCCTGCTGCACGCACCAACCAGCTCAAAGCGATGGCGTATAGCCTCGCTGAGGAGCGCATCTCGGACGGAACAGCCTCGAATCAGCTCATTGCGCAGTGTCTAAAGCTGGATCCCGCGCGCGAAGAGCTCGAACGCGTTCGCCTGGCGAACGAAAACGAGCTGCTCAAGGCTCGAGTCGCCGCTTTGGAGTCCGGGCAGCGCGTCGAAGAGCTCTATGCAGAGGCCCTCGAGGCAATGAAAGCGTATCGAGGCGAAGATGCGGACGTATGATGAGCTCTTGGCGCTTGGCGATTACTTCGATCGCTACAAATACCTCAGGATTAACCAAGGTGTTGGCGAGAGGACTTTTGGCGGCGATCGATGGCTCAACCAGCGTTTCTATCAGTCGCGTGAGTGGAAAGACATCCGCAATGAGGTGATACTGCGGGACAATGGTTTCGACATGGGGCATCCTGACTACCCGATCAACGGTCGAATCTACATTCATCATATGAACCCGATGCAACCGCTAGACCTCAAGCGCGGCAACGCCGCAGTCCTTGATCCGAAGTATCTGATCAGTGTTAGTATGCGAACCCACCAGGCAATACATTACGGGGACGATGGGCTACTGCCAAAACCGCTCGTCGCACGTCTACCGGGGGACACCGTCCTCTGGGGAAAGAAGGCTACATGAGCGTTTTGGCCGATGTCAAGGCGATGCTCGGCATCGAGTGGAATAACTATGACTTCGATGAAGAGCTTAAGATCTATATCAACTCTGCGCTAAGCACCCTTGAGATGTTGGGCGCACCGACTAGGGGGACCGTCGAGGATCAGGCAGTCACCTGGCCCCAGTTGCTTGGCCCGGCAAACCCGCCAGAGATCAAACCCTTCGTCTACCACAAGGTACGGCAGCTGTTCGATCCGCCGCAAAATGCCTTCTTGGTGTCGGCTCTACAGCATCAGCTTGACGAGTTGTCCTGGCGGATCACAGTACATTATAGTCGCTACAAAGGAGGCGTGGATCAGTGGAAGCCACTACCCTAGCCCACCACGGCGTCAAAGGCATGAAGTGGGGCGTCCGTAAAGAGCGCCGATCGTCCGGAAGCGGTATTCTGGGGCGTCTTGCGAAACGAAAAGCCAACCCGAACGTGGGAATGGTCGACACCCTCTACAAGCCCCAGAAGCCCAAAGTCGAACTGGTCGTTGACAAAAACGGCGGCAAACCAAAGGAGTCGCCAACATCCGGCTTGATCCGCGGGAAGCAGACTGCGGCCATCTCGGACAAGCAACTCAAAGCCACCATCGAGCGTATCAAAATGGATGCCGAGTATGCCAAGCTGACGCGTACTGGTTTTCAGAAGTTCATGTCACGCATCGGCGACAAGTTGAGTGCGGAGGCGGCCGGTGTTGCGGCTGGGCTTATTTCGAAGACGGCGCGCCAGTACCTCGACATGGCCATGACGCAGGCTCGCGCCGGCAAGAGCGGAGGGGGTGGCACGACCAAGTCGAAGCCATCTGGTTCGCCGCCCACCGCAACCCCAAATCTGCCGGTAGCGCCGAAATCCCCAAAACCTTCAGGCGGCGGAGGTAGCAGCGCCAAGAGCTACGGTAATGGCTGGTTCCGTCGCCGCTGGAACAACATGGCATCCGAGTTCAAACGGGCATGGGACGGCCCGACGGCCACGACTCGCGACACGAACAAGAAGATCTACGACCAGTACGGCGACTACATGTTCGAGCGCGGAAGTGTCATCGACGAAAATGGCCGGATTGTGAAACCACGGAAGAGGTAGGTCATGGCGTTGTCAAACACGGCGACGCCGTACTACTACGGGCAGTTTCGCGAAAAGGTGATCCGAGGGGAGATACCCGTATGCGAAGAGATTTCGCAGGAGATGAACCGAATCGACGCCCTTATCGCCGCCCCAAACATGTACTTCGACGACTCAGCAATCAATGGCTACGTCAAGTACTGCGAGGCCGAGCTTACGACTACAGACGGTGCAGACCTACACCTGCTCGACACTTTCAAGCTGTGGGCCGAGCAGTTGTGGGGCTGGTATTACTTCACAGAGCGCACGGTCTTTGTCTCGAACCCTGATGGTCCTGGCGGGCACTATGAGCGGAGACGCAAGAAGGTAAGACTGACCAAGAAGCAGTACATCATTGTCGCCCGAGGCGGCGCCAAGTCGATGTACGCCTCTACATGGCAGGCCTACTGGCTCAACATTGATACGAGCACGACCCATCAGATCGTGACCGCACCGACCATGCGCCAAGCCGATGAGGTTTTGTCGCCGATTCGCACTGCCGTCACTCGCGCCAGAGGGCCGTTGTTCAAGATGCTGACGCATGGTTCAAACAAGAACACCTCCGGCGATCCCGCTCAGCGCCAGAAGCTCGCCCCGACCAAGATGGGTGTGCAGAACTTCTTGACGAACTCTCTGATTGAGATTCGTCCGATGTCGATCGACCGTCTCCAGAGTCTTAGGTCAAAATACAATACAGTTGACGAATGGCTCTCGGGCGACGTTCGTGAGAACGTGATCGGCGCCCTTGAGCAAGGCGCGTCGAAGCACGAAGAATACAGCATCATCGCGATCTCGTCCGAGGGCACGGTGCGAAACGGCGCCGGTGATGCGCAGAAGCTGGAGCTGGCCAAGATTCTCCGCGGTGAGATGACGGCCCCGCATGTCTCAATTTGGCATTACAAACTGGACAACGTCGAAGAGGTCGCGGACCCCCGCATGTGGGTCAAGGCGCAGCCAAACATCGGCATCACCGTTTCGTATGATGCCTATCAGCGAGACGTTGAACGCGCAGAGCAGGTCCCGTCTGCCCGAAACGATATTTTGGCCAAGCGGTTTGGCCTACCCCTCGAGGGATTCACGTACTTCTTCACATACGAGGAGGTCCAGCCGCATTCGCCGAATAACTTCTGGAAGATGCCGTGCGCAATGGGTGCAGATCTGTCCAGGGGCGATGATTTCTGTTCGTTCACGTTCCTTTTCCCGCTACCCGGAGGCGGCTTCGGTGTTAAAACACGCTCATACATAACGGAGGTAACCCTTGACAAGCTTCACGCCGCGCTCAGACTCAAGTACCAAGAGTTTCTGGATGAGGGCTCTCTCGTGGTGCTCCCCGGCACGATGCTGGAGGTCGATCGAGCGGTATATGACGATCTCGAGCGTTTCATTGAAGAGAATTCGTACGACGTTCGTGCGGTGGGCTACGACCCGTACAATGCGAAAGAGTTCATAGGTCGCTGGGAGACAGAGAACGGCCCATACGGGATCGAGAAGGTCCCGCAGGGGGCCCGCACTGAGTCTGTACCACTAGGCGAGCTCAAGACCTTTGCTTCGCGGCGCCAGCTGCTCTTTGATGAGGCATTGATGTCCTTCTGTCTCGGCAACGCGATCACCATGGAGGACACCAACGGCAATCGCAAGCTTATGAAGAAACGGGCTGAAGATAAAGTCGACGCGGTAGCAGCACTGATGGATGCGTTTGTCGCATTCAAGCTACACCGCGACGCATTCGAGTAGAAAAGGAGGCGCGATGGCGTCTTTTGGCGAACGACTTCGCCACGCGTGGAACGCCTTCCGACGACCGCGTATTGAAGACCCCCGCTCGTTCGGGCGATACGGTCGAACACAAATCCCGCACACGTACATCAGCTCCGAGCTGAGCGTTCTGGCAGCAGTCAAGACACGAATCGCCATGGATTGTGCCGACGTGCGCATTCGCCATGTCAAGAGGAATGCAAAAGGGCAGGTTGATGAGGTTGTCACCGACGGCTTGCACAACTGTTTGAACGTCGAGGGCAACCTGGACCAGAGCGCTCAGGCGCTTCGGATGGACATCTTCCAGACGCTCTTGAACAAGGGCGTCTGTGCGATCGTGCCGGTGGACACAAGCCTGGATCCGTCAAAATCGGATTCATATGACATCAAAACGATCCGAGTCGGCGAGGTAATCGAGTGGTTCCCCGAGTATGTTCGGGTGAAACTCTTCAATCCCGAAAAAGGCGAGCTTGATGAGATCGATCTCCCGAAGAGGCTGGTCGGTATTGTAGAGTCGCCGCTCTACGCTATCCTCAACGCACCGAACTCCACCTTCCAGCGGCTCTCGCGTAAACTCGCGTTGCTCGACAGTGCAGATGAGGCCGCTGCGGCGAATAAGCTCGATCTCATCTTCCAGCTTCCGTACGTGGTTCGGACCGATGCTCGAAAGGCTCAAGCCAAGCAGCGCCTGTCTGAGATCACTGAGCAGCTCACCGGGTCCAAGTACGGTATCGCATACGCCGATGCCACAGAGAAGATCACTCAGCTCAACCGGCCAGTTGAGAACACGCTGCTCACCCAGATCGAGTACCTCACCAAGCGACTCCACGCAGAGCTTGGAGTGACTGAAGAGGTTCTCGCGGGCACAGCGGACGAGACTGCGATGATGAACTACCGGCAGCGTACGATCAAGCCGCTCGTCGAGGCGGTTGTCGAAGAGCTTCGGCGAAAGTTTCTCACAAAGACCGCACGAGGCTTGGGGCACGATTTGGCGACGTTCAGCGACCCGTTCGCACTCGTTCCGGTCTCGGAACTGGCCGAACTCGCAGACAAACTGATTCGTAACCAAATCGTCACGGCCAACGAGTTCAGGCCTGTTCTTGGGCTACCCCCTGCGCCCGACCCGGATGCAGACAAGCTGCGAAATCCAAACCTCCCGGTCGAAGACACGACGCCCCCTGTGGACGTCCCGTAACGAAAGGTCAAAATGAAACCAGACTTTTCTGGATACGCCACACGGGCCAATGTTTTGTGCTCGGATGGCCGAACTATTGCGCCCGGCGCGTTCAAGCACCAGGATGGCGCGACGCTGCCTCTGGTGTGGGAGCATCGAGGCAAGGCTATGGAGAACATCCTCGGCCGAGCTCAGCTCCAGCACCGATATGACGGCGTGTATGCTCTCTGCGCATTCAACAACACCCCAGCTGCCGACACCGCCCGTGAGCTGGTGAAGCACGGCGACCTCAATTCGCTTTCGATCTACGCCAAGGATCTTAAGCAGCAGGGCGCCACTGTCATGCACGGCGAGCTCGTCGAGGTGTCTCTCGTACTGGTGGGTGCCAATCCTGAGGCCCGCATCGACGAGGTCTACCTCACCCACTCCGATGGTATGAGCGAAGAACTGGAAGGAGAAGCGCTTATGTCGTTTGGCGCTCAGATTCAGCACGCTGACGAGGCCGAAGCTGAGGATTCCGGAGACGAGAAGACGGTCGCCGACATCCTCGACACGATGAACGACGAACAGAAGAATGTCGTGGCCTGGCTCGTGGAGCAGGCTGCGGAAGGCAAGTTCGACGACGAAGAGGGCGAGGACAAACCGCCCGCAGAGGACGCTGAGCACAGCGACTCGCCCACCGAAGACATCAAACACTCTGACACGAAGGACACCGCGTTGACGCACAACGTCTTCCAGGGGAACACCCCCTCAACCGAGATCAAGCACACCATGTCTGGGGACCAGATCAATGCTATGTGCAAGGCCGCTCTTGAGAACGGCGGTAAGTTCAGCACGACTGTTCTTCAGCATGCCGCCCAGTATGGCATCGATAAGATCGAGTACCTCTTCCCTGAATCCACGGCTATCTCCGATACGCCGGACTTCATCAAGCGTCGCACCGAATGGGTGAGTGATGTTCTGGGCGGCGTCCGCCGGTTCCCGCACGGCCGGGTTAAGAGCCTGCACGCGGACATTACCGCTGACGAGGCCCGAGCGAAGGGTTACACCAAGGGCGCCAAGAAGGTCGAGGAAGTCTTCAAGCTGCTGAAGCGAGAGACCTACCCG